GGTCACGCCCATGCTGGTCACGGGCTTCGCCTGGCCTTCACCGACCACGCCAGCCTGCGGCTGGGAGGTCTGCACGGCGATAGTGGTGCCGGTAATCGGGATGGGGGTGGTGCCGGCAAGCTTCTGGACGACGGAGCCTTCAGAGACTCGGCCGATGATGTTGCGGGCGAACGACTGCGGCAGGACACCGCCAGTCTTAAAGGTTTCAAGAGTCGCGGTTGCGCTCATATTTGGGTCTCCAATCAAGTTTTGGGTATAGAAAAAGCCCTCACCGTCTCGGTAAGGGCTCAAATATTAGGGGCGTTTAGCCGAAGATAATCTCTGCTGCCTCTGCATAGGCATCACGTGCCGGTGCCGCGTGCTGTGCGGGGTTCGGCGCCATGCCTCGGCTCTTCGGAGCCGCCGCGAGGNNCTTCTCATTTGCGGCATCGCTGATGAGCTTCTGCAGAGTTGCGAGGTTCTTCTCGATTTCCTCGCTGGTCGCACCCGGCACGAAGGGTGCGAAGTCCTGGGAAAGACCGACTGCGGCGAGCGCCTTGACGCGCGCCAGCTCAGCCTGCAGGGACGCAATCTGAGCGGCCGAATCATCCTGCGGTTCAGGAGCCTCAGCCTCAGTGGGCTCTGCTTCGGGTTCCGGCGCAGGCTCTTCAGCAGCAGTAGGTTCAGGCGCCTCTGCCTGCTTAGCCTTCACAGCGGCCAGCTCAGCCTTCAGGTTCTGAACCAGCTTCCAGGCGCGTTCGGGGTCGAAGGTCTCGCCGTCACGCTCCCACGGGGGCGTAGCTTTGGTGGTCTCTTCAACCTTTGCCTCAGCGGTAGGTACTTCGCTCATCTTTGTTCCTTTCGGGTATAGCAAAAGGCACCCCGCCACCTTAGCAGGATGCCTTTCACAAAAGTTATAAGGAATTAGCCAGTGACGCCCCCGAACGGTCCTTTAGACCGAAGCATAAAGCCGCGGCCGCCCAAGCATTATTGCCACACCAATAGGTAATAGGTGAGGCTCAGGGTTGCAGAGGAATTGTCTAACTCCTTACCTACAGTCTATCAGCTGTCCTTGTTGGATTCAAGCTGAATGGGGGTTAAATATTGTCCCCGAGAGTGCATAACGTACAAATTTTTAATAGGGGCTTGAGGATTGCGTACATTGTACATTCGCAGTTGCCTCTCCAATTTTTGGTCCAAATACTTGTTTCCCAAATCAACCACGAAGTTCTTCTTCTGAACCCCATGTGCCTCAGCTTTCCTAACCGCATCAGAAATTCGGGTTTTAATTGTCGAGTACTTGTTCTTTGAGGATTTCAGCTCACTAATCAGCTCACCATTATTCAGCCAAATGAAATCGTTGCTGGGCTTCATCGCGCCGTCTTCATCAGGCGTCGGTCGTTCAATCCACCGAGCCTTATTACCCAACGCCTCAAACCTCAGCAAGAACAACAGCTCATGACCGTACAGCCTCTCACCATCAGGAATCTCAGAAGCAAGCACCCCATAATACTTCGGGTCAACCTGTTCATCTTGACCATCAAGCCGCTCAGCCTCCTGCCAAGCCTCAGCCTCACGCGATAGCACTGTCGAGATCTTGACCGGCTCATACCCCTCTGGGTCTGCCTCATACTTACGGTCTTCCTTCTCGACCGTCTCCCGATAAAACTTAGCCAACCGCTGCTGCTCAGCCCGCCCCGACCAATTCTCAGGATCAAAGACAGGCACCACAATGCAGTCGCAATGCTCATGGAACGCTCTCGGGTTCTTCTTCCGCAGCTCCGTCCGCGCCTTCCGAGAGAGAAAACCGCCCTCACGGGACTTCTCCCCCACCGGCGCGGCAACATACTTCGCCGCATCCGCAGAAGAATAAACAGGGCCACGTGAAGCCAGCATGATGCAGAACCCGCACGAATACTTGCCCTGCAGAACGCGAGCCCACCCCACCGGACGGACCTTTCCGCCGCCCGCCGGGGCATCATCCTCCGACTCATCACCAGCAGTGAGCGGGGAGGTGGAGCGCTCCAGCTCCTCCTGCTCCTCCCTGGTCGCATAATTGCCGAACTCGGGGTCGAGCACCGCACGCATCATCTGACGGTGCCCAGCCATCACCACGTGCCGGCGAGCCGCCGCCGCCAACTGCTCCGCAGAAGCCCCCACGTTCTCGCGAAGGAGCTTCCTGAGTGCGGACGCATGGTACGGCTCCACCGGAGGGTGATACGCCTCCACACCATGCTCTGCAGCTGACGCATCCAGAAAAGCGTTCGCCGCCTGCGCCGCCAACCGGCGATGCTTCACGACCAGCGACCGCATACCAGGCTCCGCAGCCTTCACCGCCGCCGGGTCAGACAAATCAATCAACCCCAGCGCCGCAAGGAAAGCCTCCACAAACGCGTCAGCCACAGCGGCTAACGCCTGAGCATACGCCGCAGCGAGATCATCAAGCATGCGGCGCCTCCTTTAGTAGACGGGGTCCCCCACCGACACCGCCAAACGACGGTCCAGCGCACGGTCACGCTTCAACTGCTCCGGCGACAAGCCCATGAACTCACGCACCGTCTCAGACGAGACAACGCCCTGCGCCTGCGCCTGCAACATGAGGGCATTGCGAGAGCTGAGCGAAATCACTGCGGGGTCACGCCAACGCGCTTCAAGGGTCTCGAGTCCCTCGGTATCCACGCCGGCAACTGCCAGGACACAGCGAGCCAAATCTTCCACAGCATCACCAAAAATGCTCTGCTTCAACTCTGCCTTAGTAATCAAACGGTCCTTCGCGCTTCGCATCGCCTCAGCAGACGCGGGATTCGACTCCGTAGAGACACCCAGCATGAACGGCGGGATGCCCGTCTGCGACGCAACCTGCAACGCGTAGGTCTTGAACGTGTTCAGCAGCTGGGTCAGGTCAGCGCCCGGCACCGAGCCGGTCTGCGCACCGGACGGCCCCACCAAGAAACGCCCAAAATACGCTTCCAGGCGGCTCTGCTGCGGGTTACCGTCCTCATCAACGAACATTTCCTCCACGCCATCGCCGAAAAGGTAACGAACAGGCATGGACAGGAGCTCCTGAGCCACCTGCAGATTCGTCAGCGTTCGCGCCGCCGCATCACACAGCTTGTGGATCTCTTCAATCTCGCTTCGACCCTCTTCCCCAAGGCGAATCTGGTTCACAAAGGGGATAACGGGGATTCCGTCGAGGCCATGCTCGTCAATGTGGGTGAGTACTTCGAAACCATCACGTAGGGCGAAGAAACGAGTCACGCCAGGCTCATAAACAGCCCGGTACGTGTCCAAACCATCGCGATAAGTCTGGGTAGCCTGGACCAGGCGGCCCGTAGCGTCCCTCCGCAGCTCAAACTCATCACCCTTATGCACGGAAATGTGCGGGATAGAGGGGTCAGAGCCGCCGCCAACGACCATGAACGCCGCACCAGAGACAAGAGCCTCCGTCAGCGCCAGCGTCAGCTTCGTGCGGAAGTTGTTCGCCTGCAAAATGCGGTTCAGCTGCTCAGGAGCCTCATCTTGACCGCCATGACGCGAAATCGAGAACCCATCAAGCACCAACGACTCGACCAGCACATCTACAGCCAGCTTCGGCCAGCCAACCTGCATTTCGAGAACGCGGACGTCGGGAGGCAGGGACACGCCGATAGCATCCAGGCGGTGTTCGCCGTTGTAGTAGCTCTCCCACTTACCCGGGTTCTTTACAATACGGCCCATCCGGCACCGCCTCCCTTCTTGTCCTTCTCAGTTAGTCCATGGAGCGCAAGAGTGCACGCCACCAAAGGCGAAATATCTTCAACTCGATCATCACGCGTCCAATACCACAGCTCACTACCTCCCTTAGAACGTCGACAAGCTTGCACAGCAGCATCCAATTCCTCCTGACCGGTATGCCTCACCTGAGCACGACCCAGCGCCTCATAAAACGCGCCGCACGCCTGCATATAGGTGCGGTGGTCAAGACCAGTAGTCATCCGCTTCAGCTTTGGAGACTTCGCAATCACCTCAGTCGACTGCGAAGCACCCGTATAAACCATCGCCACAGGCTTCCACTTACGCTTCAGCTCCTCCAAGCGCGCCGGAACCCAATCCGTACCAACACGCCTATCAACAACCTCAATATGGACGTTCCCATCAGCCCGGCGAGACGCAGCAGCAATCGTTGCCACGTCACGCAAAGGCGTGACATCCACACCGAACGCAACCTCAACGCCAGAACGAGACTCCGAATCAAGGCACTGCGCCCAAAAATCAGCCGGAATAGCCGACGAAGAACCAACCTTCGACCAGATGCCGAGGCGCTCACGCTTGAAATGCTCATCACTCATCGCGCGGCGCTCCGAATCCACATACTCAGCCGAAATGCGCCGACCGAGCGCCGGATTTGCCAGCGCCCAGTTCGCCGGGTCAGCCGGATCAGCATCCTCAACCGTCGACCACTCGTAAAACGCCAGCTTCGTCTCCTCAGCAGGCGAGAGCGCCCTATCACGGATACTTTTCAGCACCTCAGAGTCCGGCATACCAGCAGACGAGGCGTACCAGATCTGCGGGGATTCAAGCAAAGACTTCGAAGCCAGCGTCGGCAGCATCGAAGCCTGCACCGACCGCGGCAAATCGTAAGCCTCATCGAAAACAACCAGGTCTGCGGTAAAACCACGCGCCGAACCACGGCTACGCGCCTTAAACAAGACACGGTTACCGCTCGCAGTCGTCAAAGACATTCCGCTGTTGCCAGTTTTGATGCCTGACATCTTCCCCTGCGGGTCACCCGCATAGCCAGCCATGTACTCGACCAGCTCGGACCCGCGAATCAGCGACTCCAAACGCTGCTGATGCTCAACAGCCGTACCAAACAGATGCGCCGAGTGAAGAATCAGCCGCTCACCGAACAAAAACATGCCAGCAAGCTCACGCGCCTCAAGAATCGAGCCTTTACCATTCTGTCGAGGAACAATAAGGCCAACCTCGAACGCCTTCCAGCGCCCATCCACACGCTCACCAAGCGCGCCACGGAGAACATGCTGCTGCCAAGGGTCCAAATGCAAGCCCGCAACAGCCGCCAAATCCACCGCATCATCACCTGCAGAGGTGAAATACAGCGGCGTGACGTCAATGCGAGGAGTCTGAGACCCCATCAGCTGACCATTCTCAGCCACAGAGCCTCACCTCCACCCTAAACAGCTTGTGCCTCTTCGATGCGGCGCTTCCTACGAGCCACCAGCGCATCCAGGGAACTCACCTTCGGCTTCGCCGTCTCCGTCAGCCGAGAAATCTCAGCCACAGCTTCAGCCTCAGCATTCAGCAGGGACGCCACATCACGAGGCCCAGCAACAATCAGAGCCGCACGGGCCTTGTAGAGGCGCCACCGCGCGGACTCCAGCGGGTCCTCATGCGTCGGCACAGGAATCTCACGGGTCGCACCATAGGCGACCATCTGCTCAACGACCACGGAGCCGCTTTGTCCAACGGTTTGGACAACAGGAGCACCAGCCGCCGCCTGCCCAGCCACCCGAGCCGGGCTCTCCGCAGCCTTACGATCACGCGCCGCCTTCGACGCGGCACGCTCCGCAGCCTTACATTCCGGGCAAGGAGCCTCACCCCGACGACGGTGACGCTTCGCCGCCGCCGTAGTCCCACAAGGGGCTAGACTGCGGCCTTTTTTCTCAGCCACAAAGCCCCCTCTCTCATGGGAATTTTTGGGTTATGAGCCCCGCGGGGGGATGTCACTATGACCGAAGGGGGAAACTTGACCCCATAGGGGGTAACCCCCGGGGGTACGTTTCCCATTTCGTTACCATCTGAAAACCAATTCCGTTTCGTCGTCGAATAAAAAACTTTTTGGACCACTCACCATGCTTGCGTGGTCTTGGGTGCTCGCACTTGGTGTGCGAGTCGTTT